GGCGGAAGAGAGATCTATGGTCGAAAGATGGTTTTTCACACTTGCCAAATAAGCAAGATGTTTATGCCGTTCAGGTGCTCTATTAAGATGCAAACCTGCTTTCTTCAGACGAGACCGGATGACCGCACCATAACCCTTTTGCATTACAACATTGACCGTAGGGCCAATAGCAATAGGACGATGGGTCTTCGCGGATTTTGGAACAAAGCTTAATCGATCTCCACCCTGTATAGTCAAGCACTCACGTATGCGACTGCTATCTTCGCTGTCAACCCCATGTAGGGATAGCCAGCCAGGACAAGTAGACAAAAACCTTACGGCATCATCAATCGATTCAGAGGTCACTTCAAGTGGACCTTTAAGTTTATTAAGTGGTGTTGTGCTTCCCTTTACGGAAAACGTTGCCCCAGGACCAAACTCGAATGGCAGCTCAGTAACACAAGGAACATCTTTTAAAATCTGTGCAATAATGCGTCGAGCGCGGTGAATAACCGCACCGATAGGTTCGTCGAATGACGCACCTACAGAAGATGTATTGTATTGCTGACACCTTTTCTCGCAAGCGATAAAGGTTTTAACTGCTTCTTCAAGCGGATCCGTTCTGAGGTTCCACAATGGATACTTCTTTATCAGAGTCACAAGCTGATTATCTTTAAGGTAATCAATATTCGAAGAGTAATCACTCGGTTGAATATTCATGAGACTCATAAGCCCGTTGTCATCGTAAGTTTCTAAATAATAGAATACTCGTAGACTAAGGCTAGAACCAATATCTGTACAAAGCTGTTTAAGCAGAGGACGGATAGAAGAACGATAAAGTATATCATCCTGCCAAGAAGCTTTAAGCTCTTGCAGAAGGAGGCGCTCAGCGCCGCCCATTTTGACTGTCTTAGACATATTCGTCGGAGCTCCAAGCTAGTAAGGGAAACCTTGGTGTTTAACCAGGTCAGCCACAATAGCATCAAGCATCAACGAATTGCTGCACGCTACCAGTTCATCGCGAACTGACTGCGGACAAGTCGGTGGAATAACAACGTCAATAAAGAGCGTCGCACGTTCGATAACAGGAACAGTGCTGCCCACAGTGTATGGAAAAGTCGCTTTTAGCGATACTTTATTACTCTGTGATGCTGATGGTTTGCGCATACCAAGTGTTAACTCGGTCTGAACACCAGCAGCAGCTGCACGATCAACGTAAAGGGCTAATAGGCCATCTTTAAGTTGAGGAGCTAGTACTAAGTTAGTACCAGCATGTTTCTTTATCGTAATTGGGCCGTTTTGAGCCATAGTTTGTACCTTTATGGTGTTTATTTTTTGAAAGATTGCACCAAAAGCGCAATCGCCGAAGTTGCTCGTGTTATACCCAACGCGTCTTTAATATTAAAGGATGGC